CTCCTCAGCTATGACAAACGCAGAATCACACGTCAAAGTGAATAGAGAGCACGACCAAATGCTCGTGTTCATGATTTTCTGTAGGGGTTTACTCCCCTTGAGGCCTTCTGCTTAAGGTTTCGGGTTTGTCTGGTTTTCCTTCCAGGTTCTGACTCGTACGAGGGTCGTCTCGGCCTGCTTTTAAACAGGACTTACAGCACGGTGATTACAACTTCAGAAGTGTTTGACAGGATCTCAGTGGTGGCTCCGCCACCTCCATCCACAAAGACTTTGGGCTCCATGACAGCCCCATTTCGATCAACTGACACATAGGTTGTGAGAGTGAGATAAAGGGTGTCACCCACCGCGAAGGTTTCGCGCGTGGTTGCGTAGGGAAGCCCCGGATTGCCTTGGAACTCATGGAAGAGTCTGGCATCTCGGTAGCTAGAAGTCCCTGCGGTAAAAGTCACTGTGGTCTTCACCTTGTAGGCGCCTGGCAGGAGCGTGAGCTGTCCTCCAGTGCTCAGGGAGATTCCCAGATCATTGTAGATAAAGGTCTGGGCGCTACTAAAAGCGGTTGAGAAAACCGCCTGTCCGATGATTCCATCGGGAAAGCCGTTAGTTCCTATGGTCTTGCGCAAAACGCACAAGCCCCTGGGCATGGGGAGAGCATCTGAGGTCTGGGAGCCGATGAATTCTATGTCGTAGCTCATCCAGACCTCGCCCAACTCGATGTTGTGGTCGAAGCCATCCGTTCCGAAAAGGAATGAGGCTGGGTCATACAGATTGGGCGGTCCGGCCACGGGGCCGAAGCGTACTCGCTTCCACTGCACCCCGGCCTGTGCCAGGCTGGGGTTCATCTTCAATGACAGGTCTCGGTAGCCAACGCCTGAGGCGTTGTCTTCCAGATTTGTGACATCTGCCTTGTTTGACAGCTGCGCATGGCCGCTGTCATAGTCAAAGCCCATATAAACTCGTCCAGGCTTGCTGGTGTTGGTGTCTACAGGGACGTAACGCGCTGACCAAGAGTGTATCTTGTACTTGGTGTAGTTGCCAGCGATGTTGCGGAGCCAGGGAAGGCTCGTCTGACCAGGATTGAGGTCCCAGGTTAGCGATTCATAGCTGATGCTTCCTAGGACGTTGGCAAAGATCTCAGAGTGAGTGACTCTGGTGCCTCTGGGACAGTGTGAGATCTTGGGGCGACCGGGCTTAACCCGCAGCGCTACCGCTGCAGGGACCGGTGTTCGCACCAGTTGTAGTTGTTGTTGTTGCTGTTTGGCCTTTGGTTGCTTTCGCGCAAGCTGCTGCTTACGGAGTTGCACCATGGCCATGGCCATCTTGGCCATCTGGTTGTTTTTGTTGCGGTTCATCGCTCGGCATCCCGTACCGAGTGATAATCGTCTTCACAGCCGCTCTTTCATCAGGCTTCAGACGTTCTGACAGTCCCAGTACCGCAGTGCTGGCGTCAAGGCTCCTTCCCTTGCAGGCCCAAGCCACGAGGGTCTTGGCCATGTTGAGGAAATGGGGCCTGCGGTTAATAAAACGATGTGAACAGAGCTCGAAGTTGGCCGTGGTGGCCACCCGGGCATCCTTGACAGAATGTCCCTGGAGCTCAATGTTAGCCCTGAGCTGACTCAGTGGCATGTCATTGGATTCAACAGAGTCGTCTCCGACACACTTAATGCATGTGCGTGTGTAGTCGTAGCCGGACATCTCACGTGCTCTTAGTGACACCATGGCTCTAATCCTGGAGTTGGATGAGCTGGTCACATAGCAGCCAGAAGGCATGATGCCATCTGGACTCACCACGTAGTCCCCGTCACTGAAGACGAGAATCTTGTTGATGAGGCAGTGAAACCTGCTGTGAATTAGGTTCTTGAGAGTGTGTGGACAGTGCTTGATCAGGCTGCAGCGCATGTGCGCCTCAGTCCTAAGTTCGTCAGCCTGTACAGTCCAGTCCCACCCTGATACATCTGACTCAACTAAAGAAGTTTGGCCAGGAAACCAGGATGGGCTGTTCATCATGAACTCGGCATGTTCGTCGTCTAGGCCTATTCCAACCATTGAAGGTAGATGGGCCCAAACCGCAATCTCAGATTTGTTTTGGACGTGTGCAAAGAATCGCTCCACTAGTTGATCCACCAAGGACACTGAAAAGATCAGCCGCATTCTTTGCTGCTGGATCTTGATGTTCGAGTGGGGCTCGCCTTTTACAAAGACTCGTACGGGGTCGCACAGTCCTCGTTCAACGAGCTCAACGGGGCCCATGGAAGAGATATCTGTTGTTGCCAACAGCCAAATTCTTTCCTCCAGGGCCGCTAGTATATTGGGTCCGAAGAACTCCATTACACGTGCGTTGGTAGCTCCACTTTTGGCATATGGGATGCCGGGGGAGCCGTGGGGATTGATTGCTGCAATGATTCCAAGGTCGTCAATAGCTTGCCGAATACTTCCCCGAGTCCCATCCCAGGGGTGGGAGGTTGTTGGGTATCTTCGGAGGGTTTCTGCGATGAGTTCTTTTGACGTTTCGACTTTGGTGGGACGGAAGCGGCCTTTCTGGTATTCGTAGGAGGCTTTTTCTGCTGCGGGTCCTTTGATGGGGACTCCGTATTCTTGGCACGCCGGGTAGAGCGCCTTGATTTCCGCGAGGTCGTCTGGTTCTTTGCTTGGTCTGGTGAAGAAACGGTGGTCAATTCTGCCTGCTTCATCGGAGTACTTGATGGCTCTGTTGATGAGGGGCCGGCAGAAGAACTGGAGTCCGTAACTTTCTTCTGAGATAAGGTTTTGGTAGGGTTCGCCTTGTCCCTGGTCTGAAAATCCTGGCCCTCTTGAGGACCAGAAGCTAGCTCCTTCTTCTGCGCTTTAGGTTTCTCGAGTGAGAGGGGCGTCTTCAGCTCCGGGCATTCTTGATGGCCTGGTGAGGGGGGGCTAGGAGGTGGATCGGGCATTGGTGCCAGGACAACCGGTCCTGGATTCCACGGTGTTAACTCGCATTCAGCACAAAGGTTGGCTGAGAGAGGAATGGGTAGTCCAGCGATGCACGTGCCGCACTGAGTGCAGAAGTGTTTCTGAACCCCAAACACGGGGTTGTTCCCGGGCATCTCTTTGCCCGAGCAAGCTTCCTTCGCAGATGGCATCTCGTAAGCGCCTCGTCGAACATACTCTACCTGATCAGCCCAGTCGCCGTCGTCCAGCTCGGTTCTGTCAACCAGCTGACTGTCGTCGGTTTCTCGGAGGGTCCATTGGCCCATGCCGTCAGTCGCCACGTTAAAGGATTGTCCTTTGTAACGGGCTTGAAGTGAGCTGTCGGTCCATCCGACTGTCATCTCGTCGTAAGACGGTTGAGAGCTCTTGTTGTTCTTTTTCTGCTTCTTCCTGTTACCAGTTGCCGTTCTGTGCTCTCTCTTTGATTGTTTTAGAGAGAACAAGTCGTCATACTCGTCCTTGGAGAGAAACTTGTTTTTCTTGCCTTTTCCACCTGGCGTCTCTTGCGACTCGAACTGGTCGAGGAGAGACGTGATGAAATCCATACTGCATGCATGATTGGGCTTGTCTGGGTTCTTAATTCCATAGAAATGAACGCCAATAACCTTGTTGCCCCTCATAAGAGGGCTGCCAGAGGCTCCTGCAATGGTTGAGCACCAGTGATCAATGTTGTGAAACCCTGATCGGGCCTTGCCAGAGGAAACCTTCCACACCTGTTCGTAGTTGTCATAAGTGTAAACTTGACAAGACATGTCGTCGTGGGATGGCTGCGCAATCGATAGGGTGCCTACACATAAGAGCTTGAAATAATAGTCTGGTATGGTGGCCATGTAGAAGTCGAAGTTAGAGGAGCATAGCATCTCTACGGGTTGAATCTCCACGGAGCGTTCTGAGCCATCGGGTGTTACGCCGTGTAGCCAGAAGGACTCTCCCTGTCTGCAGTGGAAAGCTGTAAGGAGAATGTCCCTACCGTTGATGCTAACCCTTGAGGCCACAGCGGACGGAGAGTCAAGGGTTTTTGAAATCCTGACGCACCCGTAAGGGGCCTTTTCCAAGGTGGTAAAAGCTGAGCCCGTCTTGGGGCACTGCTCTCCTGGTTGCTCATCACCATACGAAATCTCTGGGTCCCGACTCATATGTACCACTCCGTTCTTGTCGGTGTAGTAAAGCATGATTTTCTGAAGTTCAGGTACGTACCGTCTAACATAGTCATAGCCGGTAAGGTCTGTCTTAACAGAGGGAACGCTCCAAAAGTAAGCGTACAATAAACACAGGCGCTTGTAAGCCTGGTAGAGCATTGTTAGTGTTAGCATAAACACAATGAACAGAATGACTCCCACGTGGTGGTCCCACAGCCATCTGGCTGCAGCATGTCGGAAAGTGAAAATCGCACTTCTTAGTCCAATCTCTCCTCTCCGAAACAACACGCCACCATGATCCAAGATGGATTCATAAGGTGGAACGTCACATGTAATCCGCTGATTTTTGACGTCAGCTTCAAACAAGGCGTTGTACTCCATTTCAGGAGCATCGCAAAGGATGGGTTGACGAAGAACGTCAGCCGCAAATTCTGCGTTGTAAGGAAGAACTTTCTGTTCGGCGCCAGTGGCACCTCTGATTGAGAGGTACACACCTACGCACGCCATGATGATGGCTGTGACGGACCCTACCGCAATAGTGGGTCGTCTGCCAGTGCAACGGCCGCGAGGCTCGCTGTCAGTGAGCATCCATTGATCATCCTCCGAAGAGGGATCAAAGCCCGAGCCGTCATCTACCGGAGGTAGAGATGGAACTCGGCGCAGGAGGTCCCGCGATTCCTGAAGGGGAAAAGCCGGAGTGGGCATGCCCATAGCCTGCGGAGGCTGCACGATTTTGTCCTTGTCGTTTTTGTCGCTACCCCGTAGGGCAGCATCGTAT